GTGATCTCATCGATGATGCCTTGACCAGCACGATCTCGAAAAGGTATGCGTGAACTTTTAAAGTGCCCGGTGACACCCGTGGCCGTGATGTCAAACAGGCAACGGCACAGGATCTTAGTCATTTCTTGATAGTTCATAAATCACCCGGGCCTGTTCCAAGGCCGCTTTCAGAGCAGGATTGGTTCTACTGGCCTGAGCAATTTTTACCCAAAGCATTTCTTCTTCAAGCAATTGATCCCATTTGCGTTTTTCTTCACTGATGGAATGCAGTTCTCGATCAATCTTGCCACACTCGCGACGGTACACTGTGTTTCCGCCGTCAGGGCTCTCAAAAATATACGTCATGCTGTACTTATAGCCAACAAAAAACCCTGGAGTTTTAATTCCAGGGTTCGTTGTTTTAATTAACTCAGTTAATTAAGATGCGCTTGTAGCTGTACTAGCCAAACGGAAACCAACGTTGGTTACAGTTGCGCCAGACAAGTTGTAGCCGGCTACTGTGCCCAATGCTTGGATGATACCTTGCAATGTGGCTGCACTGTTGTTGCTACCGTCAGTTGCTGTGTTGAAAGCACCTGTTGGGTATGTGGCAACACTGAAGTTTGTTACGTTGCTTGTAGCTGCTACTTGATAAATTGCCACTGTAGCTGTCTGCTGGATTGTCTGTAACAGAGTCTGCAACATGCCATTTACTTCGGCTTCTGTCGAAGGATCTGCACCAAGGTCGCAACCAAAGAAGTCCAGTTTTGGACCCATGAAATTGGTTGGTGTGCCTGCAGGTGTGTAGGTTGTTGTTGCGGCTAACTGAGGACCGTTAAGTGTATCAGTTGCAAATACTGGTTGTGAACCACCACTGGTAATTGTTAAACTTGCCATTTTAATTCTCCTATATATGTGGGCCTTTCGCCCTACACTTATTTACCAGACTGAGGTAAAAAGGAGAGTTAGCCGGCCAAATTGGGGTTGTTTAAGATGCGATTTCCAGCACTGAATCCAAATCTGTTGACCAGTTTGGCACGACCTGCAGGCGTGGCCAGTACCCAGCCTTCGTGCCCAGGTTCCTGGCGATCCAGCTGATTCAGCATGTCGGTCTTGATTTCGTGCAACAACAAGAATGCTGTAAAGGCTGCCGTGATACCGTCCATGTTGCTTCTAGGGCTCTGTAAGTATTCTATGATGTTGGCGAACTTTCTAGGAGTGACATTGGTTTTTAACCAGGCTCCAAAGCCCGGTAACAGATCTTCATAGTCGCCAGTGATCCTGCTGTTGATGTAGCGTTTGCACAATTGTGGCAAATCGCTGAGCTGTGCGGCTCTGAGTTCGCTGGGATTGAACAAGCCATCTATGGCACGTCCTTGACTGCGGGTGATTTGTTTTAGTTGTTTGACCAGCTGGGCATTGGGTGTGACATTCTTGATATCTTTGACTGTGGGCTCAATTATCAGGAGTCCTGGCACTGGTTCAAGATTCACTTGACGTATGGGTTCGGCTGGCGCATCTACTTGTTTGTATCTGGTGTGTGCGGCTATGCCTACTTCGCTGGCACCGATGCGCTCGCCCAGTTTACTGGCCGCTGGAATTTTGTATTCCACAAAGTTGGGTTTGAACACATAGGCGCCCGACACTTCTGGCGGAGTTTCAGTGTACAACAAGTCACCTTGGATATAGCCCCGGAAGTTTTCTGGTGTGGCGGCACGCAACATGGGAAACAGTTTTTGATAGATGGCAATGAGATCGCCTCGTTCGCCGCCGCGCTGATTCATGATCCTAGCAATTTGCTCTGGCGTGGTAGCCAGTCCGTTGTAGCCTTTGGCTCCAAATCCACTCTTGTCTGTGAGCACAAATTCGCCTGTGGGTTTGCGACCCCAGATGATGGCAGGTTTGCCGTCCCATTTGACTGTGGTCGTTTTTCTAGTGTCTTCTGCGGCGTGTTGCATGATGGCCATGGCTTCTTCAATGCCACGGGTGCCACGTTCAAACACCAAGTCCTCCAGGTGTTCAATCCTGGCACTGGCCGCTTCCATGATAGGAACCATGCCTTGATTTACTATGCGGTCACGCAAGCGAGCCAAGAAATTGACTTCGGTATATAATTCAGTATTTTCAGCCACGGGTTGCTCAAACGGTATGCCTTGGCGAGCCATGTGTTCACGGAAGTCGGCCAGCTTGATGTCACGTTTGGGATCACGTTCTAGGGCAGACATGATGGTTTCCACACTGGCCAGATCCGCACGGGTGGCCCGTTTGTTTAGCAACATCTTGGCCACAGCATCTGGATCATCTGAAATGATTGTGCTTTTCTCGTCGCGAGTGGCAATGCCAGCGATCTGATTCAATTTGTAGCCCATGCTCTTGGCTATCGAATTCATGAGCACGTTGCGCTCACGACCTTTGTATTGACTGTCAGCAGGCATGGCACTCAGCACAAACTTTGACCAAGGCACATTTTGCAAGAACATGAAATCAGTTTGCACATGGCCACGATCTGGTCGTCCGGTGATGGGTGTCAGGAAATGTACTGCCGTGCCTGATTTGCGCACATAGTCTTCGGGTTTGAATCCATGGCTGATGGCCCATTGTTTGAGTCTGTATTCCAATTGATCTTTGGTGACCTGGGCAGAATCAATGGCCAAATCCAAGTCACCGCTTGTGGCTTTGATTCCGGTACTGCCCAAGGTATTGTTTTGCAGGTCCAGTCCTGGCAACATTTCGTCCAACCAGGCCAAGGTGGGTTTTACATCAGTTTGGTTGATGCGTTGTGTGAGTGGACGACCTTGGGCATCTTTGAATACATTGCCGCCTTCTAGGATGTTCATGCAGGTCTAAAGCCCATGTTCATAAGCAAGGCATCCACTGCCGGAACTCCGGTGCTTTTGATTGAATCATTGTTGTCTGTGTGATTTCTTTTAATTAGGTTGCCAGCAGTTAATACCTGTTTAGGCAAGTCACTTACTGTGGCTAACGTTTGTTTAATAGTGTCTTTAAGTTCTTCAGCAGTTTCCCCTCCGCCGGCTGCTGATTGTTGGCTGTCGGGTCCCGTAGTTGTTCCTGCCGATTGAGTACCGCCGGCCTGTGCCGGTGCTTGTTGGGCAACTCCTGCCGCCAGTGCTAGTTTGTTCCAGAGATCTTTTTGAGCACCAACACTATCGCTGGCTGGATCAACTATTTGTTTGATCAAGTTGTCAATCTGTTGAGCATTTTGTAAGCGGCTATACTGCATGCCTGCTAATAGATTTTTTTGCACAAAGGACTTGAGTGCTTGCTCATAATCAGGCAATAATGTAGCCGGACTTAACCCTTCTTTTAATCCAGCCTTGCGAGCTGTTTGAAGTTGTTGAACAAAACTGTATAGCTTTGTGGCCTGTGGTTGTGTCAATTTGAAAATAGCTTGTTGCAATTCATTTGTGGTCATTTGTGGACCAGAGGCAAATTGTTTACCAGTGCGGTAAGCTGTTTGTGCCCTAGCTGGCATACCTGCGACAGCACCTGCAGTTGCGCCTGCGGCTGTGGCCAGTGCGCCTGGGGCGGCTTTGACCGCTTGACCAACCTTGGTAGCAACCTTGCTATATTCTTTACCAACTGCCTTGGCCAGAGCAGGTGCCTGTTGGATACCTTGTTTGGCCAACTGTCCCGCGACGGCCAACCCAGGTTGAACTGCTTGATATGCTGCGGCCGCTGGACGACCAATGGCTTGGTATCCAAGTTCTTTGGCGGCTCCGCCAACCGCTGTTGCGGCACCAGCTATTTTGTCCCCGGTTCGTGCTAGCCCCTTGGTAAAATTTTGAGCACCAGTTTTGACTGCTGTTGCTCCACGCTGTATGTCACGCCAGCCTAGTTCATTTAACTGGCCAGCAGGTGCAGATGCCTGTTCTGGTTTCTTCAATGCTGCCATGGTAGCAGCAGGACCCACCCGTTGCGATAGTATCTTGGCAATAGCATTTAACTGTTTGTTATCTAACGACTGAATTGTTGAATATAAAGTCTGTATATTGGTAGCAGAACTTTTAGCGTTGCTTTGAGTTCCAGGGTTGGCTTGCCCCTGCGCTTGAGCTTGCTGTGCTGTGGCGCCACCTTTACCCGGTTGGGTATATTGACCTCCCATACTCTTGGCCCACTGAACACTGTAGTTCTGCCAGGCACGATAGGCTTTGTCGGCTAACACACTGACTTTTTGATCGGCACGGCCTTGGTTATATCCCTGGGCAATGTTTTTAAAAGGGCTGGCGATTGCACTGCCTACATTTCTTACTCCAGACACAGTTTTACCTGCTGCTGTACCAAGCCCAGATCCTAATGCTTCATCTAGTTGGTTGGGTTTTTTTTGGGTTATTTCATGAATTTGCATCGGTTTTCCTTACTGTACGGGTAAACTTGCCAGGATCTCTCAACTTGATGGCATTGATCAATTTGCGTTGAAGATTTTCTGCTTGTTCTGGTGTGTAACTAGAGTCAATCTGCTCCAGCAGGCGTATGGCACTGGCAATGATGTTCGAAGCGCGATTTTCGATCACATGACGTTGATCGCGCTCGGCGTACAAATTTTCTAATTCTTCTAACAGGCTTCGTGTTTTCTTTTGCATTTTGGGCCAGGACCTTTTTATTATTTATGGGTTTTGGCCACAGTTGTTGTCACAAATAACCAAACGTCCTTGTTTGTAATCCTGTATTTTCCATGCTTTTTCAACAGATTTAAACCATTCTATGCAGTTTTGCAGTGGGTATTCTAAAGCATTGTGTTTGGCCATCAACGGCACCAGTTGTGCGTTGGCGGCCTGGTGATATTGTCCGTGTCCATAAGTTCTAGGGTAAAATCCTGTAAAACAACAAGGACTAACATCGCCGGTGGCAGCTATGTAAATTGATTTGAGTGCTACTGTTTCACAATTGACACAAGAGTTGGGAACACAATCCTGGACTATGTCTTCTAGTAGGACCTCGTCACTGATTTTTTGTTGAAATAAAATAGTAAAATCAGTTTGTCCGCGATAGTCACCCAGGACATGAATCAAGTTGCCTTGATGATCAAACACTGGTGCAGTGTCACGTCCGTCATTTTTTAATTCAAACTCTTTGAATCCTAGATCTTGGCTTGTTTTTTTGCAGGCATCAATTTGATGTCTATTGTGATTAAACGGAATCATGCTCCAGACAGCATATCCCCCTGCCTTGATAAATTCTTTGGCATTCTTAATAACCGTGGACCATTGTGTATTTTGTCGGTAAAGGTGATGTGTGTCCTCGAGCCCATCTAAACAAAATAACACCTTGGCCGGTGTACTTGCCAGTCTAATCCAAAAATCTTTGTTTCTAGCACCGCCATTGGTACTGATAGTTACTTCAAGTTCTGGATTGTGAGAGAAAAAATATTCGACTATCGCTGGCCCGTCTGGATTCATCACGATATCACCAAAGTTGCCATTGATACGAATACTGGTCAACTGTTGTAAAAACTCGGGCCGAAATATGTGTTGGGCTTGTGTTAAACTGAGATTGGTTTCTGGATACCCGGCGTTGTAAGGATATCCCCAGAATGTTCTAGGACACCATGAACAACTAGCATTGCATAAACTAGAGATTTCTAAATGAACATCTCTGATATCTTGATAATCAATCACGTGGTTTTAATTTTGCCCAGTAATTGTTTGAGCTTGGCACTTTGCACATCGGCTGTAATTTTGCCAGTGTCACTGATTTCTTCTTCGGTTGTAGCAGTCGTACGACTTTGTGTTCGGATATTGCTTAAAATATCAGGTTTCTTGAAAGCATTGACTGGACCGGCTTCCTCGCCCGGATCAGTGATACGCATGGTTTCGATATTGTAGTCTAAATCAATCTTTTGTCCTACGCCTGTACTGCTACGCGATTTCATGCACTGGATCTGATACTTGCCACGCTCGCGCATAGCTCTCGAAGTAAAAATACCAAACACGTTGTCTGCTGTGTTGATCTTACTGATACCGCCCGAGATATGACTGTGATCAAACTCAATCTCTTCCACAGCCGATCGATTCAACTGTGACGCTGTCACAAACAACACGTTCAGCTCTTTGGCCAGATTGCGCAGTTCTTCACTAACATACTTGTCTTTGACAAACAAGTCATTGGGACTGACCTTGGCACTGACCGGCATCAGCAAGTCCAGGTAATCACACATGACAAAGTCTACCTTTAGTCCTGTTTGCACTTGCACTTCTTTGATATAACTGCGAATGTCATTGATGTTGCTCTGTGCTGGCAAGGCCTTGATACGATACTGTCCAGCTTTCTTGCTCACAAGTTTGACCTTGAGTTCAGTTTGATCTATGTCCTTGCGGATCTCCTTGGTGCTCATTCCGGCCAACATGGCATCAGTTCTCAACGCACACAGTTCTTCACTAAGTTCTAAACTGATATACACGCCAGACAAGCCAGCCTGTAACCAGCTTAGAGCGATGTTCATCATGACCAAACTTTTACCAGATCCTGATCCACCTGCAAATATGTTCAGTTCTCCACGGCTGAATCCACCATACAAGATCTTGTCCATCTGCGGCCAACCTGTTGACACTTGTCCGCCGCTGTTAAAGTATTTGTTGATACGGGCTTTGGGATCACTCCAGTAGTCTGTACCCATGTCCTTGGTCAAGCTGATCTGTACCGCATCCTTGATCAACTTCTCCACAGGATCATACTCGCCCTTTTCCAACAGGTCTGCACTCTTTAGGATTGCACGTTCAAGTTCTTGACGACGGGTAAAGCCTTCGAACTCGTCCATGAACCATTCAAAGTGTCCATCATTCAAGTCAGGAATATGATTGAGTGCTATTCCTGTGCTGGCTTTTATTTGTTCTGTAGTGGGCAAGGTTTTGTGATCGTCACTGTGCCGGGCAATAAACTCGGCCGCAGGTCGCAAACTTCTATCAAAGTTTTCTGGGTTATAAATGTTCTGCACACGCACATAGCTTTCTGCGTCCTGCAACATCATTTCTAAGAATAGGCGTTGGACTTCAAGTCCGTAATCTTTTAACAAGTTGTTTCTTCCTTAGTTCAATTTTTATTCGACTGGTTTCTCTGGCCTGCATGATAGTTATCAAAGTTGCTACCTTTCCCCAACGAATCACAGCATCATTCGCATCTTTGACATCCGCGGGCCATGCAGGCATGCTCACACTCCATCCCAGTTCCACTGCACGATCCACCAGGCGCATGCCTGCTTCGTCCTGATCAGGAACTACAATGACTTCACGATCCAGACTGCGTATGAGTCTGACCTGAGAGTCGTTGATTTCGGCATGCAACACAGCCAAGCCGCCAATACTGAGTGCATCAAACACACCTTCGACCACGATGGCATAACGCCAGTCAGCGCCTTGCAGGTCTGTGCCAAACACATAGCCGGGCTGTGTGTCGTGTATGTACCGGGGTTGTCGATTGTCCAGCATGCGACTGCTGTAGCCTACCACACGATTGTCATAGGTAAATGGCACTATGACCTGTGGACGAGTCCAATGCACTGCATCATTTTCAATCACAGTCATCACAGGATAGTCTTTGGGTACGGCACGACCACGCAAGTAGTCCCAGTGTGGACTATGCTTGGTTGTGACAAGTTCTGCTGCTGGTGGTAGTTCACGTTCTTCAAACTCTATGCCTTGCAAGGTATTGCTTAATCGTTGACGATCTGTGAGCAGGCCTTCCATGCTGCGATGGCGCAGACTTTCTAGATTGATACGTTCTATTTCTTCGCTAGGAACACCTAGCCATGACATGAGTTTGCGTGCTTTGAATGAAAGATTACGACCTATGATAAAGCTGGCAGTGTAGCCACAGTTGAAACAGTGGTAACTCCAGCCCGCATCACTGGTTTTGATACCACCCCTGCTGCGGCGATCTCGGCTTTCGCCATTGTGTTCACAACAGGGTGCATTGAAACTGATCCACCCACTGGCACTGGGCTTGCGTCGTGCGGGTAAGTAGGACAAGACATCAATCATGTTGTATTATAACATGATTTTTGATTTAGATCAATGCTGATTGAAACTAACGGTAAAGTAAATTTACCACAAAGCCTGTGGAAATTATCACTATGGCGCCTTGACTTTGAGGAGGAACCGGATAGGCATTCACATTGACTCCGGCTGCTGGTACAGGCCAATAGCCCGATCCGCCATTGGTTATTATGATTTCTTCAACCACTCCGTATGAGCTGATTATGGCTTCGGCCGTGGCGCCGGCACCATTACCCAAAATGCTGACTGTGGGCGGAGCCAAATAGCCACTTCCACCGTTGGCCACTGTGATACTGGTCACAACACCATCTGTGCAAAAAGCATAGGCTATGGCTGGTGTTCCAGGAGGCTCCGGTGTAGCAAAAATTGAATTGTTAAAACACAATCTCAACAAGGGATGCCATCCAATGATATTCATGTGTATGGTTCTGGTTTCATTTAGGTAGGTAGTTGACTCGGTAACATTGTACCAGATACTTTGATAGTTTTCTGCAGCCTGTGCCTTGATGGTTCCGGTATAACCAATCAGGTCCATTTGTATGGTGGTTACCGGACCGCGTGGTTCAATAAAACTACTGAAATATTCTGTGTTCCATAAACCCGGAAAGCCGCCACCTGCACCAGTTGGATTGCCAGACCAGTAAGGATTGCCGCCCGGAAAATTGCTGTATCCAGCTCCATCATAGCTGATTTCGTTGGAAATTTCCAATGTGGGGATTGTGAGTTCGGCGCTGGGCACAAATTCGGGCAACACTGAATTTACGATATCTACTGGAGCTCTTGCGCCAGCTTGTGCGTCAACAAATACTGCTTCGGTAAGCCCGCCTGTTTGTGTGCGAGCCAAACTGTAGCTGGCAGGCTGTGCTTGAACTGCCAAGAGTTCGGCAGTGGTCAATGTGACCTTGGCGCGACCCGTGGCAGCGTTCAGCGTGACCATAGGCGCTTCCAATAGAATTTTGTCGCCAGCCTGGCTGATGGCACGAAATACAAATGTGCTACCGGTGATGTTGACAGGTTTTTGATCTTGATTGATGAATTCAAACAAAATCACATTGTCAACACCCTTGTTAATTGTTAATTTTTTAGCGTACACAGGATCCCACCTATATGTGAATGTAGAACCGTCGCTGGTGTCCAGGAGCAGGACTCGAGTGCGTTGCTGGTACAGATAAGCGGTGGTTGAATACATACATGCTATTTAGCGATTGTGCAACCATGACGGAAATTGGTTATAAATATCCCAGATGGCCAATGACATATTCAAACAACTAGCAGAAAAATATCCATTTATAACGCTGTGTGTGTATGCCAGCACAGAATACGTGGGTATCATACAAAATCAAGATGACTCGATTACTACGATCTACGACTTTGGAAACATACAAGATATAACAAGTAAACGGCGTTTTTTAGAATTGGCCAATGTTTGGTGGTGGGAATCAAACCGCAGCATACCCATAAACATATTCTTAAAAACTGAATGGGACCCGTTCCGTATGTGCTTGCGTACTTTTGTCAACAAGGACCTACAAATCTTGCACGGCCCAGTATGCAGTCTCAGTGAGATGGCCCGTAAAAAAAGCAAGAGAAAATCAATTACCCTGGTTCGGCGTGTTAGTTAGATTCATGTGCAGGGCTACCAGGGCCGCATAAGAAATCGCATGGCTCTGCTTGAACACAAATCCTCGGCTGCCATCACCATCCCAAACAGATTCAAACACTTGATCCCAGGGTTGATTTTGCAAGTGTGCCTTGCCAGGACGTATGATACTGATAAATGCTGCCATCCTAGGAATACTGTCGGGCCGCATTGATTTAAGCAACTCTGTGTAGTTGCCAATGTGCGCCAATTGACTAGCCCACTCTGGGTCAGTCCACAATCTGGACCATGGTGGATCCTGATCTAGAACTTGTGCATAATGCTCAGGACTTTGTATCAACTGATACACGGTCATGTTCAATAGATCTATTTTGAAGTAGCCCAGTTGTTCAGCTGTTTCATAGTCTATGGCCGCACAGGCATCAACAGGATCCACAGGTATATCTGTGACATACACTCCGCTGTTGTGACGTCGGACCTGTCCTTGATGTAGTTGACGTGCCGGTGTGGCTTTGATCAACTTCAGTAACTGATCTCTATCGGCCAAGTCTATGTCAATGTCTGCACTCATTACCAACCTGCTTTCTGTAACATTTCTCTCACATATTCCTGATCGGCCACATAGTCTCCAAACTTTTTCATCCACACTTCCGAATCTATGTAGGGCCATGTCATGGCGATCTGGCTGGCATCCAGCTCGCCCAAGAATCGTTGTCCGCTTTCACAATTATACACTATCCAGGCGCTGATGCGACCTGTGGTCACAGCATAGACCATGGCATTGGTATTGCCGTAACGCAGGCAGTCTTCTGCAGGATTGCCTGTTTGCTCAGACCAATCTATAGCAAACTCCATGGCACGAGCTAAGGCATCATTCACATTCTCCACACGCAGGTAGTCTACCAGGTATTCGGTGTACATGGTATCTCGGCCCCAGTGATCAATCTTCTTGTTGTGTTTGAGCAACCATTCCATGAATCTGGCCGGATTCACAGCCCGGGTATCCACACAGTATCTACCAAATTTCACAAAGGCACGATAGTACGGACTGGCCGCAAAGTCTTCAAAGGTTTTTAGTCGGGCACTGCCCTGTGACATTTCATAGAACTTCAAGTAGGCCTGCAGGCCCAGTTGTACTCCACGCTCGTCTTGTTCTTGGAATCGCCGTTTGGGCTCGCACATGTGTACGGCCAGGCTGGTCTCTTTCACAAAACTTCGTTTGCAATACCTGCATTCGTACATTACTTTTCACGACCCAGAGCTTTGACATAGGCATCTATGTCTTTTTTAGTATTGATTTCGGCCAGGACTTCTAGTTCGTCGTCTTTGAGATGCGGAAACAATTCTGACAGTTGTTTTTTAATGCTGCCTGCGCCGGGTTCTTTTTTCTTGGGAGCAATCCAGGTGTGACGTTGTGTGCCCATACCAGGGCTGACTGTGGTGGCACATAGCCATTGTAGTTTTGGATGTCGATTGATGGTAAAAAAATGTTTGTTGAGTCGTTCATTGGTTGCTATCAGATAAAACTCTTGCAGATCTCTGCCGCCTTGCACACTTGATCCATAGCGGATCATAAGGAAGTTGCTGAACTTTTTCTTTTCGTCGACAGTGAGGCCGTCATAAAACGTTCGATCCTTACGATCAAACACAGCCATTTCGTTGTTGATACTGAGCTTGTCCACTACCAGGCCTTGTTGTAGTCTAATACTTCGCAGTTCCTGCTGATGTCTTTGACAAAATACACACACTCGGGTTTGGCCTCTGTGCCCACTGGAACACACAACATCTGACCATTCTTGAGTTTGGGCGCATACCAGGTAACCTCTTGATAAACGTCAATAATCTCGATGTCCAGAAAACTGGGCCTAAAACTGCTGAGTGGATTGAACTGGAATGCTTTGAATCCTCTATCATTGATGGCTGTGAGTGGTAGGATTTCTAAATCGCCCAGATCGGGTTCACCGATCAGGATCTGCCAATCCACCGGCATCCGGACTCGATGTTCGCCTATGCGTAACACCAGGGCCGGCGCTGTGAAACTTTCCAAGAAGATCAACGGTATGTAATGATAATCAGGATCAGCCGGATTTGAATTATCCAGGATGGCAAATCGCATGTCATCTACTTCTTCTGGCAGATGATCTAATTCAAATGGTGCATTGTCTAAAGTTAATATACGCATGAATTTATTATAACAGATTTTGACACAAATGCAACCTTTACTTCCACGCCAGTTTCTCCTGTGTGAATGGATAGTTGGCTTCCCGGTAAAAGGTCTTGCGCTTGGTAAGATGACGTTTGGCAAATCTACAAGTACTGGTCACGTCCCAGATCTGTACATGATCCTTGTCTTCGGCTTTTCTGATACCTCGTCCAATGCTTTGAATAACCCGCACAAAGCTCTTTCCTGGTTCCACCAACACAAGGTTAAAAATCCTAGGTATATTGATACCCACCGCAGCCACACCATAGGTAGCCACAATGATCTT